GTTTGCACTCTTCCACCCCTGGGAGGGTATGAAAGAGCTCACCCTTGTCGTATCCGTAAGCAGAGACGGGAGTCTCGGCCGAAGGATCCCATAGTCGCGTCCGGTCCTTGTGGGACCGAAGCTCTATATCCATCGAGTGTGCGGCGACCTCGCGGTCGTTTTCCCACACGTGGTTCGAGTAGACTGTGTAGCAAGGGAGGATACGGTCACCGCGGCTAGTTCCGCGGTAAGATTTCACGCTCTTAAACGTGAACGTATCAAAGCAAGATCCACCAAAACCAGCCGCAAGATGATTAGTCTTGCGGCGACGAGGCCACTCGTCGCTAATCAAGTGGCCGTCTCCATACCCGTCAGGGCCCCACAGTTGTATCGTGGGGTCCAGGTAGGTTAGAAGACTAGTGGCAGACTCCGACCAGAACATTCGCACATAATGATTGTGCAGCCTAAAGGCGTCCTGGCCGGTCATCCTGTCTTTCAAGTAAATAGGACGAACATCGATACCCGAAAAGTAGTCCTTCCCGCAACTTTCACGGAAAGGTCCCGACGCGTAAGATTTGGCCGTGTTCACCACGAATCCAGAATCACGCAAAACGCCGCACAGGGCGGCGTAAGCTTCCGATGGGATGATGATATCGTCTCCGTAACACGAGACAGCTCCATGGGCGCCCAACACTTCACACGTCGCTCTCGCGAGCGAGTAGAAGATCAGGGTTTCCAGGGGGAACGTATATCCGTTGCCCATTGACGAAAACTTCTCCAGTTCTAACGGTTCGCCGTTAAGCAAAGCCGTTCCGGTACGAAACCGGGACAGAAAGGAGTACCAATCCGGTCCGAGCAGGTGTTGCACCAGCTCTTTCGAGATTGTGTCGGAGGCACTACTGAGATCCAGGGTTGCTAAAGCCCCGGTTAAAGACCCTTCGCGAGCCAGCCGTTGGTTAACGGTCTGATCACGAATGTCTACTCCCGTCGTACGTAGTCGCTCAGCCAAGAAACGACCGACGCCTGCCTGACACATAGTGTTCAGGACTGGTTCGATCATCACGGTTCTGAGCTCCTTCGCCGATTTCGGTACAAAGACGACCTTCCCGCCATGGATTTGGACGGGAAGGGGTGTACCCCACACTGAAGGGTAGACGCTTGGCTGAGCCAAGCGTTCCCGCAGTACACCACCGAAGTGTTGTACTGCAAGGTGAGGTAGCTGTCGCAGGGCGTGGTTCACGCTCGGAAACAGCTCTTTGCTACAAGCGGGCTCATGCCCGAGCTTAGCCCGGTAAGAAGCCATTTTTCTTCTGATTTGTGTCGTTGCCCCTGGGCCATAAGTCAGCTTCAGCTGAGACAGTCGCGGCACATCTCCTAACAGGGTCTGTATTTTCGTCGCTGCTCGATAAAACACGAGTTCAGTGAAGGGACGGAATCGATACCGTCCTTCAGACCATGCGCGAAGGATGTCGTTAGACTGCTTGCAAAGCTGCTCGGCTTGCAGAAACTTGTCGAGGGCCACTTGCCGTTTGTCAACACCGATCTCTAGGTCAGCTCTTTTCGCGTAGAACGCGAGAGCCTGCCGGAGATGGATAAGTTGATGGGCAGTAAGATCTTCGACTCGAAGCTGAAATTCCACAAGGCACTTGTAGTCGTGACTGAGGACGTAGTCCGCAATCTCGACGGCCTGTGGGCAATCGGCTTGTTCGCAATGCCAGAGGGCGAAGTCATGGATGACACTGTTGGTCTCCTCTGTTGAGAGAGACTGATCCCATCGCGTAAAGCGCATAATACTTCCTTTAAACGGGAAAGTAGGGAACCGCGAAAAGCGGCGGTGCTAGGGGACCCCGAGGGGCCCCGCACGTTGCCTGTCCTCAAAAGGCGACAGAAAGATGCTTAAGTAGGCATCAGCAACATGTCGATGAGCTCGGGCAGAGGCCCGGTCGTCGCAGGCGCCACCGAAGTCGTCACGTTGCCGTCGATGTTCTGCGCCAGCTGGCGGCAGAGTCGGCGACTAGCAACGGTAGACCGCGGGTGTGCATAGAAAATGTGCACGTCAGTGTCCTCGTACGCGACCTTCGGAGCAGCGGTGTAGCCGCTCGCGTTTTGGCCGCTGATCGACTCCATGACTGGAACGACAGTACGTTTCTCGACTCGCACAACGTTGCTCTTGAGCTTTGTCAGCTCAAACGTCAAGCGAACCTGCGCCTCGTCGGGCAGGGTAGCGATCTTTTCACGCCAAGCGGCCGTGAGGACATCACCCTTACGGGAGATGCCTTCGGGCACCAAAGTGTGTGAGACCGGCGTCGAAGCGCCATCAAAGGCGACGATGTTAGCAATGTTTGCCATCATTCATGGTAGAAAGGTTTCACCCGGGTCACCAACCCCGGACCAAGTGGTCAACTACGCCACGGTTTCATAGTTGTAAGGAGCGCCACAGCCGTGATGGCATGGCTCCAAGTCGATACCTTCGCCAACGGTTTTACGGTTGGTAGCGGTACATTAAGCGAAGTCGACACCTGACGGTTGAAGCTAGTTTTCTCGTGCAAGAACCCAACCGAGAAGGTTGTGGGGCTTGTCGGAGAGCTAGCCGCGGCCGTAACTACGTCGTAGATCTTCGTCGACGTGACATATGTGGCATTCAGAGCCGAATCGAGCCCGCGGGCGCTCAGATACGAACCGATTGGAATTACCCAATCGAGGACGAACGAAAGCGTTAGCAGCTCGTAGGCAATAGGCGCTGGATCGGTCAGACCGACCAGTTTCGCCTCGTCAATGGATTTCACAAAAGCGATGATACTCTTTCGAGTGTAGCACTGCCCAGTGATCTTCCACGACGGCGAAGGTGACGTAACAG